AATCTAGGTCCTGTTGGCTGTTGTGGTCCACCAGGTAGCGGTGTAGCTACAACGCCTTGTAGCTCAGGCGCAATATCACCAAACGGATCAGAGCCAATTGCGTCGTCGGGCATTTCGCTGCCTATGATAGACCGCGTTTGATTTTTCAAATCTTGACGTAGTTGATGGTATCTGTCCATTCTGAATTTAGCAACGCCTCTGAAGATTTCGGGAATAGCTTTTAGCGTTTCCGGGTCCATCGTGAACTGATCGCCTTCGGTCGTAAGCTTGTTGATAAAGTATTGTAGTCTTTGCGTGTACGCAAGGCCACCGCCTTTTAGCAGGTTAGTCAACTCTGTACCAACGGCTCTGGCGTTAGGCGTTGTAGATAGCATCTGGCCTAGGTTCAAGAGAATCGAAGGCTGCGTCATTGCTGTTGGGTTGTTGAATAGTACGCGTATGTTTTTATATGCCGTAGCAGCGTTGCCTGATTGCTGAACTTCAGGCTGAACGCGCCATTTATTCAACGCATCAGTTAGCTGACTTTCGTTAAAATGGCTTTGTTGCATGTTTAGTCGAGTTATCATTAAGCCAGACTTGGTTAAAGCATCAGCTTGGCCTCGTGTTATACCTGATTGAGTCCAGATTTCAGGCTTTATTTCAGGATATAGATGACCTAGAATGCCAAATTCACCTGGACCTGCAGGTTCGTTCATATGCTGACGTTCAAATGCCTGCGCAGCGATATCCTGTGTTTGCGCACCAAGCTCCTGACTACGCGCTTGAGCTTCGCCTTGTAGTGCTGATTGTAAAGCTATTTGCGATTGGCGTTTCTTCTGCTCATTAAGCGCGTTAATAAGCGTATTAGTACCTGAGCCAATGTCGCTTTCAACGTTACCTAGTGATACATGAGGCATTGTCATTGTTTATAGCCTTGGCTGTAGCTTCGTTTTATCCGGCGACGTTCTTCCAGGTGCTGGTGTTAGATTCGGACCAGGACCGACAGGACCTGATCTAGCGCCTGCTACGGCGTTGTTCGGACTGCTAAAGATATTAGCTAATCCAGACCAATCCATGCCGCCAGGTAGTGGCGGTGCATTGCCGCCAGCAGGACCGATTAGACCAGCCATTATACGCTGTCTTTCAAGCATAGCTTGCTGTTCGTTACCGTACATTCCTGCTGATAACTGCCCGAGTCCACGTAGATATTGCGTGTTGATATCCGCTTCACTGCCTGTTAATGGACTGCCGTAGAAAACGCCTCTTGATTCAGCGTCTGCGCGTGTCTTAGCTAGTGCTTGTTTTGTCTCATTTTGCAAGTCACTCTTAAGGTAGTTATACGTATCAGCAAATGACGACCCACCTTGTTGCGGCGGTACCTGACCTGCAGGCGTTATCGGTGGCGTCATACCAGGCGTAGGAGCAGCGCCGCCTACAGTCGTATTCGTTTGTACAGGCTTAGGTTGATCACCCATTACCATTGGCTTTGGTGTTATTACAGGCTTAGTTGTAGTTTGTCTTGCTTGTGGCTTGTAGACATCAGTTACGTTACCTTGAGGCTTCGGTGCACCTGGCTTAGGAACACGAGCTTGTATGAACGGAGGCTTTGTATCACCACCCATGCCTGCGCTAGACAATGTCCGTGGTGTTATATTCGGTCCAAGACCTGATAGAGTTGGCATTAATAGCCTCCTGTCGTGCCGCTACCGATTCCCGGTGTTGACGATGTTTGCTGATTTAGATTCGGTCCACTACTTAGAATTGAACTCATTAGTTTATTACGCTGGTCGATTTGGGCGTTATTGTAAGCTGTAGCCGACTTACGCTGCTTACCAGCACCGACCATGTTCGCCACTTCACCGCCAGCAGTTAGGATTTTGTCTAATGCCAATTTCCCACCTGGCGCGAATGTGTTCGATAACGCGCCTGACGCTTCGCCACCGAGCTTACCCAGTATACCAGCGAGAGGGCCAGAACCAGCCAGACCAGCACCGCCAAGGGCAGTAAGAGCAAGCGGTACACCGCCGCCAAGGAAGTTCTTAACGAATCCACCTTTGCCCGCGACTGCATTGCCCATTTTTTCAACGTCGCCTCCTAGACTATCGACTATAGGAATACCGCTAGTACGAAGCGCGTGACCGAGGCCGCGTGCAGGAGCGCTGATGATTTTACCGATGCTTTTGAATATACTCATGTTAGCTTACCAAAGGTGAATGCATTCGAAATACGTATGCGCGGGGTCTTTGTCGATGTTTAAACCAGCCCCGCTTGTTTGGTTTACGGCTACTTTGTAAAACGTCCCTGCTGGTGGATCGTTTACTAGGACGAGAACGTCTTGACTCTGTTCATCGTTTGATCCTAGTGTATGCGTTGAAGCTAGTATGTTAGCTACTGAGTTTACTATTATATTAACTTCTCTATAACCAGCAGCAGCAGCGGCCCAGTTTAGATGTACATGAAAAAGCCAAGTTCCTGTTATTTTTCCAGTCGATGGTATCAAGAAGCCATTTGAATTCAGCAAGCCTGCTGTGTTTGTACCGTCTGATGTATCGAATTCATTTGGTACTGGAAAAGTCTTCGTTACCGTGTCAAATACAACTATCGTATTAGTTACACCACTGTTAATCGACTGCGTTGCCGTGTTGCCATGAACTCTAGCACGTAAGCGCTGTTGCGGTGTCGTGTTACCTAATGTAGCATTTCTAGTTTCAAGCCTAGACGGATGTCGTGTGCCATATTTTTCTTCCTGGCCTAGTTTACCTACAAACGGATCATATGGCTTATCAGGACCTCGTAGCGGATTAGTCATTATGAAGTTCTCATATAATCCCAAGCAACTAAGGTCCAGCCGTTTACTGTTACCATCTGGTCAGACGCGTCTACAAACTGCATTCTGCATCTAAAGCCTTGGCTGTTATTACCAGCGATATCGACTCTGTAATCTTCTTCGGCTGTATCTACAGCAACGAATGGAAACGACGTAAATCCTGAACTGTCGAAAGCAATTTTAATTACAGGACTTGATGACGCAGGCAAGTCACCCTGTAGTAGCAGCCACTTTAGCGCTTTCTTCAGACCAGGAGAGCCAAAGTGAAGAACTGGAAACTCTACAGTCATGGTAACAGCGTTTCCGCCAGTGCCGTCGAAAAGCACGTCATCAAGTACGGTTGTCGTACTTGATGTTGTTTGTACGTCCATTATGCGTATAAAGCCGTCTGTGCCGCCACTTAGTATGTTAGGTATACCTGATATATCTGTATACTTACATAACGAAGTCATGCCGAAGCTATATGCCCATGGACCTTGCCAGCTTTGTAGTCTAACGCTTTGTATAAACAAAGTCTTGTTTGACCCACCATCGCTGGTTCTAGGTACAAGGAACCAAAGTTCTTTACGTCCGCGGTGATATTCTATAGCCGACGTTCCTAGGTTAACGGTGTCTAAACTGAACCAATCAGGATTAAGCTGCTCACCCATTGGATCAGCATAGGTTTCTGTAGCTGCATATGGACCACGTTCACTTAGAAACGCGCATACGTTCTCGAATCTCTTAATCGCATACGGGCCTACAACGCCTACGTCTGTTGTAATGCCTTCTGTGTCCTGGCTAATCACGATGTCATCAGAAGCATGGCCAGTAAAGCGCATTACGGAATCTTTAGTTCCCATTAACAATGACGAGCCTATGACTTCAAAGCTGACTAGAGCGTTACCTGTCAAGAAATCTGTAACAGCAAAGCCACCATCGGCCTTAGTTAACGGTGTCCATGTCGTAGGATCACCGATCTTGGACCAAAATAGCGTCTTAGGTGTACTCGTTTGCGTTGCGAATGCTCTTGTATGATATGCTATCAATGCATTAGCCGCAGGAGCGCCATTTGTCGGGTCTAGTTGCGTTAATGTCGTGGTACCATCCCAGACCCATAGATGTCCACCGCTACTGAAGTATAGCTTTAGCTTTGCATTAGCTGCAGGATCGCGGAATGGCATAAAGAAGACAGGACCGCTGAAACCACCGCCTGCTGTATTCCAGCTAAACGCGCTTCGGCTACTACCGTTCTTCATTGTTACCGTACCAGTAGCGGTACCGGACCAATTACCATTTGTCGTTACTGTTAGGACTATTCTAAACCATACATGCGTAGGAGAGCCGCTGACTGTAAAGGCTTGATTATTATACGTAGTCGTATTAACAACGCCAACGCTAGCAGTTACTTGATATGCAGAACCGACATTAACCCAAGTACCGCCGCTGTCTGTAGAAACTTGGAATTGGACGCTTGTTGTAAGTAGTAAATAAATACCAGATGTACCTGTACCATCGGCTTTAACGCTAAATGAATCTACGACATATACATCATCACTAGCATCTACGTTTGAACCTTCTGTCTGGTTCGGATCGCCTAGTTTAACGGTCAACCCGCCTGTATTCGTGCTGGTACCATTAGTTGTCCTACTTAACGAGCAAATACCATCATCAGAACCGCAAGTATCAGTCCAAGCAAATTTCGGATCAGTGCCGTTGGCCGTAGACTTAACTGTAGCAGTTGGTGTTTTAGAGCTAAAGGCAACGGTATAATCGAAACCGTCGCGGTAGTATAGCTTACCATTTGCAATAGCAACAACTTGTTTACCATTCGGCCCGTCCCACTGAGTTAGACCGTCTATAGAAGCACCTAATGCTGTCTGATGTATGCGCTGGCAACCTGTGCGTTTAGAAAAGCCACCGTAGACTGTAGATAAACGCGTATTAGTGCAATCGACTAGTTCGTTAGGATTCAACAAATCAGTCGAGATTGCAGTATTTCTACCGCCTCTGAAGTCGTATCGTGATTCGGTAACTACGCGTTTCATCGTATTGTTATCTCTACAATAGCGCTGCCTACAGAACGCCAGCCGAAGTCACAAGCGCCACAGTGACCTGGCTGATTATAACCTTTGTCAAGGAACCGCTCGTAGAAGAGACTAGGCGCTATTTCGATAGTAGCTCTTCCGGCTATTGAATGTCGCCATGTTGGATTTACCCACGGACCACGAGCGACAAGCGCAAGGAGCATGCCTGCGATTAGCTCGATTCTTATATACCACCCCATTCCCACATGTTCTGTGGAGCGAATGGCTGGGTCATACCGTGATACTTGCGTCTTATTGTATTTAGCATTTTCTGCCTAGCTTGTTCAGCTTGTGCAAATAGGATACCTGCGTCTTCAACGCTACCTTTGGTCATTGCTCTTGCGGCGGTAGACAGAATCAACGCAGATTCTGTACCGTCTGGAAAAGGTACATTCGTATTATCACTTAGCGATGTATAACTTGCGGGTCTGAAGCTGTATCGTAATTCAACGAACGTAGTCACGTTGCCTAATGGATGCATCCACATCTGATCGCCTAGGAATTGGTAGCTAAAGCGCTGTTCGACTCCCGTAGATGCGCGTACAGTGCTGATATCGCCAGTCTGAGTTTGAGCCATCATTAGGAAATCTCTAGGGTCTTTGGCGAAGTATTGTCTACCGTCAGCAATGACTTGTTGCATTCGATATAAACGTTGCGTTAAATCACCACCATCACTTATAGTACGTAGGTCGATATAGCCTGGTACACGTAATGGTATGCCTACTTGGTCGTATTGAGAATTCCAATATGATGCAGTATCTAGAATATCTCCATATAGCTCATCATATACAGTAGATGTAACTATATCTAGATTAGCCGCAGACCATCTAGCTGCTTGCGGATCATCAAACATCTGCTGTATAGCTGTTCTATACTGAAGCTTAGTTAACATTCGGCACCACTAACTTAGGGTCTAGATAGCAAAGATGCCAGTCTAAACGTCTATGATCTGCTACTTGTAAACAAAGCATTTTATTCAATACCTTTGTCTGTTCGACTGTAGTCGAGTCATGACGGGCTAGAGTACCAGGTATTTTGTCGAAGGCTGAGAATTTAACTTCAGCAGCAGCTAAAGCACCAGCAGCGATAGCGACACCGACAGCAAAACGCCAATATTCACCGATAACAGTTAAGGCAGCCATACGAAAAGGCATTACTCGTCATTAGCAGCAAGCCGAGCTTTTGCTTCTTCCAGGTTAGCCATTAGCGTTTCAGCCACGATCTTATCATGACCTTCGACGATACTCGGATGGTCTTTCTTTAGATGTTCTCTGATTAGCTTTTCAGCCCCGAGATTTTCGGGACCTGGTATTCCCCACTGAAGACCGCACCAGATGCATGTTAGCGGATAACCGTCTTTTGCTGCTGTTAGGATTTTTGACATTGCACGATCAAGCGGATTACCGAACGAATCTGGAATCACGACTGTATCTGCGTCAATGTTCGCGCCTGCTTTAGTTAGATTCTTGAAACCACGATGTAGGTCACCGTTAGGTAACGGTACCAAATGCTCTTCCATCTTGGCAAAAGCAGCTAGTCTGTCCTGTAGTTCACGAATCTTAGCATTAGCTAGTTCAAGTTCGACTGACATTAGATTTTCCCCTCACTTACTTCTTGTAGGATTTGTTCCAGCTTGTGATCGTCAACTTTTCCCGCGATGTGGTATAGCGAAGACGCCACATCTTCCACTTGTTCTAAAGCTATTCGTTGACGGTCTTTCTTTACTTTCTTATTATGTTCGATAGTATCAGCCATTCTAGTTTTCCAGGTTCGTCTTTCATTATCAACAGAAGCAAGACGTTCTAGGACTAGATTTTCAATACCATCTAACGAGAGCGGTAGGGATTGTGGATCAGACATATCCTCGCAGAACCAACCTAGCGAGTCATAGCAAGCGCCAATCTCCCCACTTTGATACATTGGCCATCTTGGATCACCTTGAGGCCAATTGCAGATTAACGAATACCGCTGTGCCCACTCGACGTACAAAATGTCAAGCAGGGAGTCGATTGATTTTAACTTCAACCGAATCTCCTCTGCCTGAGCATCTTGTCTATCGGCTTGTTGCGGTTTAAGCGCATTGCCGCTAGGATCGTAAAGCATTAAGCGTTGATTGTTGCGGTGATACGAATACGACTTGGTGGTGGTGCTAATTCGCCTAGATATACGTCATACGGCGAAGTAACCGCTGTACCAAGAGCCGTACCTGATTCTGAAGCAGTCGCCGCTAGCGTGAATGGGTTGTTTGCAGCTAGTTGTGAATCATCACGATAGTAGTTAACCTGGGTAACAGCAACGGTCTGAGCACCGTTGTTCGTTGTTACCTTCAGTTCAAGGGTACGTATATGTACCTTAGCCATGTTGGCTATCTCCTATATTAGCTTAGGCACTTTCTATAGACCAGGAGAAGACAATAGAACGTCACTAAGCAATTTGCTAGTATCAGCTAGCTCTGTTTTAGTACGTTTCTACCATTACTGTCGGTAGACCTTTGGCTGTGTTACCAATGCTCGTAAATGCTGTTGGAGCACCGACGATTTGAACTTCTACCAGGAAGATATCGTTCTGACCACCGCCTGGGTTATACATCGTCCAAAGATCGCCGTTAGAGTTTTCTTGGCTTGCATCGGCTAGCGTGTATAGATTCATCGGCTGGCCTAGTGCTGTACCAGAGCCGCTTGTAACATCGAACCACTGAAGCGTGATAACGCCTGTAGCGCCTGAGAATAGCAAGTAACCAGGGCTGCATTCTAGCTTGTAGAGCTTACCACCGCGTAGAGAGAATCGGCCTACTGAAGCTGCGCCGATTGTATTACTATACGTTGTAGTTGTGTCTAGCAAAACCGCAGCACCGCCTAGAGCACCTGTTAGTTGCGCTACGGATGGACGTGAAAAGTCTACAGTATCGAACTTTAGATGGTCAGCAGCGCCGACGTTTGTTGATTGTGTAGCTGAAGAATGCGCGAAGACAAAGTCTTTAGTACCAGAAAATGTCTGCGTATCTACTGTACCACTGCGAGGAAATGCCATTTTGATCTCCCTGCCCTGTTTAGCTGGCGGTCAATAAAGACCACCAGCCAAACATGCAGATTAGGTGTTGCGTTAATCGGAGCTTTATGCGAAGACAGGTGAGTAGTTAACCGTGTCTGTGATGCCGCTGATTACGCCTTGTGACAAGCGGTTCAGAACACCATAGTTCCAGTAAGCTGCGAATACAGCTTCCCATGCGTCACGGTTAGAAACACGCTGCCACTTAGGCGCGTCTTGGAACGAGATTTCACCGAAATCCATCAGGTCGATGAATACGGTATCAGGTCCATAAACGCTATATAGTCTACCACGAGGAGCCCAAGGGTCATCTACGAGCGTTGCATTAGCTACCTGCACGCCTGTAAAACCACCCTTAAGTTCCATCTGAGGAGCGCTGAATCTACGTAGGCCTAGTAGCGATTCGCCGTATGCCTGCCAAATACCCGTGCTCGTTAGAAGCAGCATGTTCTTTGGAGACTTACGCCAATCGACACCTGCACGAGCGCGGATTGTATTCAAGAGTTTCATAACGATAGTTTCATCAACTGTCGTAGAAACGATCTTGTTTGCAACCCAACGTGGATCGTTCAGGCCTTCGAACGTTGCGAATGCAGCTTCAACGTCCATGATTGACTTTAGGCCGTGTGGTTCGGCACCAAACGATGTGTCGTTAGCATCTACTGCTGTTGGTACTGCTGTAACGATTAGATCGTTTGCTACCTGGCCTGCTACTGCTGTAGTATAGTTGAACGTTACGTTATCGCCGCTTACTGTATGGCTTAGAATCTGTGTCTTGCCACGTAGAGCGAAAGTCGTACCGTTTAGAACTGCGATGTCATCACCATCAACTAGGTGAAGGTTACCGATACCTGCGCCTGTAATGCCGTATGGAGCGCTGGCGATTACCTGCGTTGTTGAGTTGACAGTACCGATAACTGCACGAATGCCTAGTGAGTCAGAGTGCAGGATTCTTTCCTGCTCAATTTCCCACTGGTCCATTACGTCTTCAACGATTTTCTTAGCTGCTGAGATGTAGCTACCCTTTTCGTTATTCGTAGCCTTCAGCGCCAGACCGTCTACTTGAACCTTTGCGTAAGTTCTAGCTACTGACAGACGACCTTGCTTTTCTCTAGCGATACGAGAAGTAGGCAGGAAGCCTGCTGCGCTTGAAACAAATCCGCCTCTACGTTCTACCTTTACGTCGAAGAACAGGTCGTTACCAGCGTAGGTAACGTGTTCAGGACCTAGCTTGCGAGCTTGAGCAAGCAAGACGGTATTGATAGGGAAGATTTTCTTACGGATAGGTAGGTAAACGTTCTTTAGGACTGGTGTAAAGTCCTGTAGAATCTGTGGATCAGCCATTTTGATTGTCCGTTTATCTAACTACGTATTGATATCGTATACACGCTTGGGGTAGGATTTGGTCTGGTATACAGGCAGAGACAAAGCGCTTTTTGTACGTAGGTAGGTGCTAGGTGCCAGATTGACAGACTAGGCTGCCACGTTGGCATATAGTATACAACAACTTACGCTGTTTGTCAAGTGGTAGGGTGGTCTTGACTTTATATATAATAGATATTATATTATACTTAGTGTTCCTATTTAACATCAAACCCATGTTCAACTATACAAAAGTGAGGCTAAATCATGCCTAATCTAAGGAAGGAACGTTCTGGTAGACCTGCGAGGCCGAAGAAGGAGCAGAAATGTGTCTTATTGTGGCTGGATATTGACAAGTGGGAGCAGATTCGTCAGGCTGCGGATTCGATTCAGGAACCGATTACAGGCTGGATTAGACGAGCTGTATATCAATCACTACGCAAATGGGAACTGCCAGTAGCTAAGGAGCTATTCGACAAATGCTCTATTTGCGGTAAGAGACATAATCGAGAAGAGCACTTTAGTCAATGATAACTCTAAGATGCGCATTCGGACATCAGTACGAAGTTCCTGATCGTGTACTTCAGGATATTATAGACGAACCTGCTATAGTCGCATACATTACTCACGATAGGGAAATGTATGCGTCTCCTAAGCACGGTGGTCTAATTGTCGAATGCGGCGAAGTCATTGTTTGGCAACGACATACGGGACCTAAGCCAACGCGACGATTTAAGTTTCGTAAGGATAGACAGCTAGATTTATTCTAAGGACTTGACAAATCACTACTGTCTATGTATACTGTCCTTAGAGGGGTATTGCAGAGGATACTAGTCAGGAATGGACTCCGACGCGACTGGATAGTAGCTCTATCATATGGTTCGCAGCCAGGTTGCGCGAAGGGAAAATATCGGATGCAGTATGCAATACTCCTCATCGAGATTCGGGCTCAAGGTGGGCCACCGCACTTGGAATGCGGGCATCAGGTTGGTTCGATTCCAGCAATCTCGACTATAGCGTAATAATGCCAAGATGGTTTACACACACAATGGTACCGTAGAAACTTCAGTCGGTTATTGCGCTACATCTGCTGTTGGTTGAGTGGTTAAACGGGCGTCTGCAAAACGCCATAGGTTGGTTCGATTCCAACACAGTAGTCTTTGTCAGTAGGCCCTCCAAGGCTTACGAGCGTGGAGCTTTACTTCATCCTTACTGGCAATTAACAGGTACGTGGCCTAGTCGGTAAAGGCATTGGGCTGTGAACCCAAGGAAGTAGGTTCGAATCCTACCTACCTGATACGTCGCTTTCGTCTAGTGGCTAAGACCGATGGCTTTCAACCATCAAAAGAGGGGTCGGAACCCTCAAGCGATATCATGTCGGTTGCGGCTTTCCGACATTTCAGATATAAACATTCAGCCGCTTACGTTAGTGTGGTATAAAGGGCGTGCCTCTGGCTTCCAACCAGAAGAATGCAGGTTCGAGTCCTGTCGCTAACTCTAGACGCGGTAGAGATGTTGTGGTGGCATGCTACGTTGCCAACGTAGATGGGCGAGTCCGATTCTCGCTTACCGCATTTGTTTAACGGGGCTGGTAGTCGTTAGCTGTGAGCTTAGTCATCCCTTCAGCAAGGACCTAAGCAAGAGCCTGCCAGCCCATTTATGCTTACTGCTCGGTCGCCTAATGGTATGGCATCTGTCCTACACACAGAACAAGTTAGGGTTCGAGTCCCTACTGAGCAATTTAGTGTCGATGGCGAAATGGTTATCGCATCGGTCTTTTAAACCGTAAGTTCATGGTTCGAGTCCATGTCGGCACACTAGAGCAGATTGGTCCAGCGGCTACGACGCTTGGCTCATAACCAAGAAATCATGGGTTCGAATCCCATATCTGCCATTTAGCTATAAGTTATCTGATATCTAAAGCTCTGGTGGCGAAACGGTAAACGCGGTTGTCTTAAAAACAACTGAAACGCATCTGGCTCAAAACCAGTTGACTGAGAGTTCGAATCTCTCCTAGAGCACTGGCGTGTAGCTCAATCGGTTGGAGCAATCGGCTTATATCCGAAAGGCTGTGGGTTCAAGTCCCACCATGCCGACTGTGGTAGTGTGAGGTTAGCGGATAGCCTGCTGAGCTTGTACCTCAGTCGCATTGGTTCGAATCCAATCTCTACCTTGCTTTGTTAGTTGTAGTGGCAACACGGGGTCTTGGTAAGACTCAATCGCAGGTTCGATTCCTGCACTTAGCTCTTTGCGTTGCTGGCGGAATGGCATACGCGGTAGTCTTAGAAACTACTTTCTGAAGGTTCGAGTCCTTCGCGACGCATTGGTTGCAAGCATTAATGGTGATGCAATCGGCTCTTAACCGATAGAACACGGGTCAGTACCGTGGCAGCCAACTTGGTCGATTGGCGGAATAGGTTACCGCACTCGTCTGATACACGAGAGGCTCGTGGTTCGAATCCACGATTGACCACTATAGACAACTGGACGTGGGAATCTGTGACCTAGGCACTACGGGGACCCACCGAACTTGCCTCGAACAAGGTAGCGGTAATCCTCCGCGAATGTTGTCTATTTGCTTTGTTCGTCTAGTGGTAAGACGGTAGTTTCGTAAACTACTAACGTTGGTTCGATTCCAACACTTAGCTCTCTAACGGTAGTCGAGCAGCAATGGTGCTGCAGGTGGCTGTAACCCACTGGCTTCGGCAGCTAGGTTCGATCCCTAGGATTACCACTGGTTAATTGGCCGAGAGGCTGATGGCGCGTGTTTGCTAAACACGTTTGCGTAAAGCAACGAAGGTTCGAATCCTTCATTAACCGCTTGGCTGTCATGGCAGCCGTTCTAGATGTAAACGATACTGACGAGTATCGACCATGAATGGAAATTGTCCGGCTGGTCGAGGACGCAGTCTTGAAAACTGTTGGGTGTAAAAGCCTCGGGGGTTCGAGTCCCTCAGTTTCCGCTTAGCACGACGTGGTTGCCTAGACTCCACGTTACCAAAAGCTAGCGTGGTTTCCAGGGTTACCACGTTAAACACCTGGTCTGCGATTTTAGCGTAGAGGCTTAACGCGCTGCCCTGTCACGGCAGAGAACGAGGGTTCGAATCCCTCAAGTCGCGCTTCTCGATGTGCGTTTGGACCGCAACTACGTTTCTACCGTAGCCAAGAGGGTTCGACTCCTTCCGTCGGGACTTTTAGCTGTGCTGGTGTAACTGGTGTGCACTAGGCGCTGAAGACGCCAAGGTTGGGGTTCGATTCCCTGGGACAGCATTTCTGGTCGTAAGCTAACGGATAGACGGCTTGTCTTCGAAACAGGCAGTGGTGGTTCGATTCCACCCGACTAGACTTGGTCGTAGTGTAAAGGATAACACAGAAGTCTACGAAACTTCTAATCAGGGTTCGAGTCCCTGCTACCAAACTGGTCTGTCGTCTAACGGCAGGATGTTAGTCTCTGAAACTAACGATCTTGGTTCGAATCCAAGTGGACCAATTTGCTACGTGAATCCAACCGCCTTATAAGCGGCATCGTCTAGGACAATGACGTGAAAGGTCGTAGCAACCTATGGCTTTTGGGCGAATGGCAAGTCGTGCGGCTGTTAACCGTTAAGATGTAGGTTCGAATCCTACAGAGCCAGTTGTTGATTGTTCGACCTGTAGCTGTTTCGGCTAGTAGCACTGGCCTTCATGATGCAAGGCTGCTATTAGCTCAGCGCAGACAACAGAGGAAGTTCGCGACTGCTAGAGGGATTTGCCTAGCGAGATGGTACACTCGTTAAATAGACCCTAGGCGAAGCAATGCAGCAACCCAAACAGGAGATTGACTGACCCTCGGTAACTCCGGGTTGGGGCTTAGACAGATTACAGGATAGAACAGAATCGCGGCTATGGAATAATCAACAATGGGCGATTGGCGTAATCGGGAACGTATCGGTCCTGCACACCGAAGTCAAGGGTTCGACTCCCTTATTGTCCACTTGAGTTGTAGGTCATAAAGGCATGACGCTAGTCTCCAAAACTAGAAACACTAGGTTCGATTCCTAGACAACTCGTTTATGTTACCATCCATGATTCCACCAACGCAGCAGCCATCTACTTGTCCAACTTGCGGTAGATGTCCTACATGTGGACAGCCGTATCCAGTATTCTATCCGTACAATTATCCATGGTATCCGTATACTATAACATGGTCGTCTCAAACGAATAAGTAAACACTGGAATGTCGTTTAACTGGCAGGACCGTGGACTTTGAATCCACCAGTCTAGGTTCGAATCCTAGCGTTCCAATCATATCGTATACCCTACCATATCGCATACATGACATATTACGTATACTGTCCTAGATGTATGCAACTTAGACATCACGATACACCTGATTCATACTGTAACGTCTGCGCTTCTACTGGCTATATCAAAGCTAACAGAACGCAGATTTTACTTTATTGGCAATCTGTAACTCAATATCCCACCTCGACTTAACCCCGATATTTATACGAAATCTATTAGAGCAGCTTAACACCGTGCATATTTATGCAAAGGGCTGTATAAATATGCATGACTATACTGCCAATTTGGCATGATTTGCATACTTATGCATTTATGTCCATAGCTAAATATGCAATTATACACTGCCATATTGACAGTGTCCTATTGACACTACATTTATGCAGGCATAACTGAATGGAATAGCTCAAGCATTACTTTAACTTTGTGCTCAACGTGTCGAAATGACTCTTGCATTTTGCATTAGATTGTAGTGATTTGATACGTAGGCAAAAATCGTGCCGTTACAATCGCTTTTTAGCTGCAATTTCTTGCATGTATATATATACCTTACATTAATGTATCAGATATGTTACATACTGCAAATAGCATGCCAATAGCGAAGTGTAGTAATGACAACAACTTACGCCATTTAGCACATTGGCACCGCTCTTGCTTACTGGTATGGCATGAAACCTGAGACTCACGTAGCGGAATGGCACGATGTGACCTACTACCTGTACGTAGACCTGTTGCGTCTAGATGGGGACTACTGGACGGGTAGCGGTGACTGGTCCGCGCGTGCACTGCTATTCTGGGACGATAGCAGCTATGTTACCCTAGTCCCGATCAGGGGTTAGCTATGCCTAAGTTACATCCGCTCGTGCGGATTGAACTTGACGGCATGCGGCCAGTCACGCGCACGAATTGGCTATGGCGTCCCAAGCAGGACTGGGCTCCCGGGCACGTTGCGCGACGTGGCAAGCTTAAGGGTAAGCGGCTAGCTGGCAAGTACATGCGGCTAGGCTCAGTCACGGCACAACGTGCGCGTGACGCCCAAGAGGCCCGCATACGTCTAGCGGTAATCCGCCAACAGCCGAAAGCTGCGCGTGAGTCACGCTCGCGTACAGCAGCAGCACAGGACAAGCGCGATACCCGCACGGTCGCGGGTACGTACAGTCAACACGTGCACTTGTGCCCAACGTGCAGTAGTGGCGGACCATGCGACTACGCACGGAACAAGTTCGGCGCTGTGCGGTAGTAATCTGTAGGGCTAGGTTCGACTCCTAGCCCTACACTTATGCTTCATTGGCTTGTAGTTTGGTTCCTAGCGTCACTGCTATTCACGACGCTATGGGCTATCGGATACGGACACGTATTTAGCCTAGAGGAACGCAATGTCAAAGACAATTGACTGTCCAAAATGCGGTGAGCCTATGGACGTTCCGGCTTACCCCGGTGACGGAGTTTACAAGGTCCACGTTTGCGTCGAATGGCCTAATGCTTGGACACCTAGCAAAGGCCATTTATCGCATGGGAAAAGGCTCTTAGAGGACAACGATGACAGTGATTTGTCCGACTTGTAAAGCGCCTACTCCCGTTCCTGTTGTGCCTGTTAGGCGAACGGGGTACTTGCGTTGTGTCAATGGCCATATGTTTCCTTATGCCATTGTGCGCTAAGTGCAAGCGATCTAGGCCGTTGTTCCTAGGCAGGTACGGTTGGCCTTGGCGTAGATTCGACTTGTTTAGGTGTTCATTCTGTAACAGCTACTTGCGTTCTACGCTTAGCGGCGGTATTATTTACCTAACCGCTAGGCAAGCAAAGAGGCTGAAATGGGTAATGTGGACAGCAAAACCGACGTGCTAACGCTAGATGACGCGCTAAAAGGCGGGCCGGGATTAGCCGGATACGCTTACGACGCGGATATCCTATGCGTTGAATGCGGTAGGGAAAAGCTAGTACAGGTATACAAGCAATTCCCTAACGGTATCTATTGGCCATTCGCTTGCGATAGCGAGACGATACCGCAGCCGATTTGGTTTGGTGAATCTGATTACGCGCAGTATTGTAGTAGCTGTGCGGTCTACGTCTATGGCGGTAGGGAACAAAGCGATTCAAGGATTGTAGAATAGACAACAGAAGCTAACTCGTTACCATTCACCTAGGGGAAGGAGGTGAGATAACGATATGCCAGTTATCAGTAGTAGCAGAACGCAGAATTGCACGAATTGCCATCAAGGCATTACGCCATACAATGGCTTTCATACGCCAGAAGGCGGTTACGTTTGCCTAAGCTGTCGTAGATTGCGTGTTGTATGCGACTACTGCGGTGATATCCTGACTGAAGGGGAGGAGACGTTTTCGGTCTACTCAAGCCCTACTACAACGCAGGATATCTGCAGAGGCTGCTTTGATAACAACAGTCATTGCTGCAGTCAATGCGGTAGGTATAGCATTGACAACGACAGGTGCCCTTTTTGCCCTCGTGATGTAGAGAGTTACGATTACTGGCCTAGGTTGCAATTCTATAAGGCCAAGGGCGAAACGAAAGCACCGTATTACTTCGGTTTCGAGCTAGAAGTCGAGCACGAAGATGGGCCACCGTCACCGATGCCAGCTTTCGTATTCTGCAAGGATGACGGTAGTCTGAATAGCGGCTATGAAGTTGTATCGCATCCGGTATCGCCAGCTTGGATTAGAGAGCATAAGCCTGAGCTAAAGGCTTTGCTGACTAAGCTGAAAGAAAACGGAGCGATGAGCTACAACACGCGAACCTGCGGTATGCATGTTCACGTATCGCGGACTGCGTTTGACGGTACGTTTCATCTATTCAAGTTTCTCGAAATGTTCTACCGTCACGCAGGCTGGACATTGCTTATCAGTCAACGCAAAGAGGAATTGCTAGACAGATGGGCAACGTGTGGTGCGTCGTTTGGTGACGTTATCCGCAAAGCGAAAGCAAAGATGAATGGCCATGATTCGCGGTATACAGCCGTGAATCTGGAAAACGATGAGACTGTCGAAGTGCGTGTATTCAGAGGTACGTTAGGCTCTACATCGTTCTTTAAGAATCTACAGTACGTAGAGGCTATCGTTGAATTCACGCGAGAGTCAAGCAGGTTGAAAGTTAGCCCGAAAGACTTTAGGCAATGGGTGTTGCTACGTGAAAAGCAGTATCCTGACCTAGTCAATTGGCTAAAGACAAGAGGACACATGGAAGGTTTCAGAGTCAATCTGAAAGCACAACTAAACCAAAACGATGACGAGGAGGTGAGCTAGAGAATGTGCGTAGCGATACATGCTCCTGCTACAGCAGAGCTTATTCCGGTTGAAGATTTCGAACTAATGCGCCAAGAGAACGGCGACGGAATGGGCATGATGTATGCGGAGAACGGAAAGCTCAAAGTAATCCGTCAGCTACGCCGTGTTAAGCGATTCTGGGCAAAGTATAAGAGACTACATGAGAAGGGGTTAGATGTAGTCATACACTTTCGCCTAGCTACGCATGGTGATAAGACCTTGCGTAACGTGCATCCGATTCATGTCAGTGGTAATCTGGCTTTAGTCCACAATGGTATCTTCAGTGGCTTTAGCCAGAAGGATATACGCAGCGATACGCGGCAGTTTGTTGATACGGTATTAAAGCAATTGCCTGACGGCTGGTATACGAATGATAAGGCATGGGAGCTTATCAGCTATACTACGTCTGGCTCTAAGCTGATCTTTATGGACGCCAATGGTACCGTGAAGATCATGCACGAGAAGGATGGTAGCACAGTAGACGGCAATTGGTACAGTAATCGCTACTGGAAGTGGTCGTATACACACGATTACTATACCGGATACAATCATCACCGGAGGGGTCTTTCTCGCTGGTGGCAGGACGATGAGGGGGATTATCATATCCCTATTAGCAAGGTACCAGAGAAGGACGAAAGCGTTGTAAGCTGGAACGGCGAAGTAGCGTCTGGTGCGTTCTTACACTGGCCTACAGGCAGAGTTGTCTGTGAGTCATGTAGGAAGGAAGTGCTGGGAATGGAAGCGGATATGTACTTTCAGACGCTATGGGATGATGGAGAGCCTATCGTGTGTGACGTATGCGATAGGTGCGTGAATCATGACACGATGTTGCTATTGGCTGCGGGATCGTCAATGGCAGGAGAGGTGTCGTAATGACAAAGAAATTCGAAGTATACTGTGTCAAAAAGGACTTTAGGTCTAGTCCTGAGCCTGCTAGTCATGAGAATTGGCGGGCACGCTTTAGATATCGAACAGACGCAGAGCAGTACGTAGCTCTACGCGAATGGTCAGACTTCGTTATTCTCGAAGTCTATGACGATTAGGAGGTGGTGAGAGATGCCTTTACGTGATCCACTATTTGAGGCTCCACGTTGTATTGGATGCGGCGCTTTAGAAGGCGCTATACATGCTGGATGGTGCGATGTGCCTATTCAACGTGCAGCACAGCAAGCACAAGTATTTGATGAAGCTGTACGTCAACTAGAAACACGAATAACAGTTGCAGAGCAGCGTTTACAAGCTGAATTTGAAGTAGAGTCTACGGTAGATGAAATAGCGCCATCGGAAGTTAGATGGGACCCGAGTAGGCTTCCTTCGTGGAATACGGCGACTGTAGCAACAGATACAAACGCTAGAGACGCGATATTTGGCGTAATGGAATCGTGGGCTACGCTAGCGAATAATAGGCCAGACGTAGACCCGCCTCGTAGGCGTTTGCTAAGAACGAGACCACGAGCACAGACAAGGCCAGTAGCGAAAAGGCCTAAAGTGCTTACGTTGAAAAGAGCTAGGCAGATATTCCTAGATGCTTTAGAGGAATTGTCTGTAGATCATGTACGTAGAGACTTTGTTATGCTACTAGAAGCTCAATTTCCACGGACACCTTGGGGTAAGCTGGAAAAGACAGCGAAGCGGATATTACAAGAAGCCGGATTGGAGGTGTAAGGTGTCAGGTTGGAATCTACCTCCCGGTGTTTCGGTATCACGAATACCGGGGAATGAGCCAGAGTCAGACTTGTACGAAAAGGTCTATGGCATGTTGACAAGAGCATGGGCCTATGGGTATACGTTGTCAGATATCGAAGCTATATGGGAAGATATCTGTGACGCGAATGAAATACCGACAATGGAGGAAGCCAGTGATGACGGATTACCATTCTGATAAACGATATGCGGACTGGCTGAAAGTGTACGACGAAGAAGTTCGGGACAAAGTAAGGCATTTTGCTGCTGGTGTATGGCAGGCAGTTAAGTCTGTGCAACGCTATGACTTAGCTGATCCTGAGGATTCAAAGTAGGTTGGATTGTTGACAATACTAGGTGTTTGGTTAGATTTACTTAGAAGTTCTAATGGTATATTTTATTGGCTATAGCATAACACGTCGCGGCGTGCTTGTATACGCCTTTTAGAATGGCTGAAAGTCCGATGTTTGGCAGCAGCCTGTAACTAAAATTGCGACGTTCGGTTAGTAGCAAGGCTCCACATTAGCCCGTTGTTTGTACAACGGTTAGCTAGTACCGTTTTTTCACTCCGTAGCAAGGGGGAATAAAGACGTGATCGAAGTTAAATCTAGCGAGCTAAGGGGCCGTTTAAAGGTGTCTTGGGTGTCGGGTACAGAAGTATTCGACATCGAAAACATGGGCACCTTTTGCAGAGGGGAGCCAGCGGTTTTACTTGTATATCTAAAATCGCTGGCCCCTTTGCGTCTTAAGCGATATAAAGAACGCAAAGCTGTACTTTGCTTTAAGCATAAGCATTATCAAGCATTACGTAGACCGAGAACGAATTGTACAGAATGCTGGGAGGCGTATAATGAACGACATGAAGTGTCCTGAATGTAATGCACCTGTTAAGCAGGCGGGTACGCATCTTGATTTATCGCCTAGGATTGACTACGTGCCCCCCGCAGCGCCCCGAGTACCACTGAAGTCGCCGACGTTCGCGGCGGATGATGTGCAAGCGAGCGCGACGATGACGCCACGGTATGCGCGGCGCTTCTCATTGGACGTGGCGGAAGATGCCTTGGCGAAGCTCGCCCCGGCGGTCCTGCCGTGGGTAGTCGAGCGACTGGCGGGGCAAATTGCCCAGCGGCATCAGGGCGATGTGGAGATAGCAGTCAACGAGTACCTGCGTAACCGCGAGTGGGCCGAGCCCGTCATCCGGGAAGCGATCCGCGATGCCGTGCAAGTGGTCGTCCGCGACATGCTCAACAGCTCTCCACTGGGAGATACGTTGCGCCATGAACAATTCTGAATGTGGCCCCGCAGCGCCCCGCAATCGCAACGAGCCGCCAGACCCGGACGTGCGCGAATTGGCCACGCGGCCCCCGGCAGCGCCCCGACTGGATGCGTTGCTCGATCACGAGCTGGCGCAGTTGCGGGACAACGTACTTGCTGATCTGGCGCTGGCCGACAAATACGAGTACAACGCGCACCTTCGCGAGCCTCTGCGCCGTCGCTATGACGCGATTGAGGCCGAACGAAAACGTCGGGCGTCCCCCGCAGCGCCAGCGCCC